AGGAAAGGATTCTATTAATGCCGGAATAGATTTATTAAAGCGCTATAAAATACACATACTATCCAGTTCACATAATGCAATATCAGAATTTAGAAACTACAAGTGGAAAGAGGATAAGGCTGGCATGCTGGTTAACGTGCCGGAGGATAAGCACAATCACATAATCGACCCATGCCGCTACGCTACATACTCTATTTTAAGCAGGCCTAACTTTGGCCGTTATACCATAAGCTAAATAAAAGTTATTAAACATTTTGTTTATAAGTTTAATAGTTGTAGGTTTGCTAAGCCATAAGGCAATAACTTAAAACTTAGAAATCGCAGAAACACAAAACAAATTACTACAAAACGGAATTTTAAACAACGATGGAACATTTGATATTGACATGCTAGTAACCTTATTAGAATGTGAACAGATGTTAAACCTATTATCCATGAGGGATATGTTAGCAGAACTCGCAGAAGGAGAAATTGAAGCTGAACAACCAGTTAAAAGTGCAGCTAGTATTATGTGCCAAGAGTTTGATTATATTTTTGGAACACAATATTTATACTATAACGGATTAAAGGAGGATATAATTAGTAAAATGTCTTTAATAAGAAAACGTAATAGAGATGTCATGCAGCCTGTTAATGATTTAATCAACACCCTTAAATCTTGGGATGAGTAAAAGCTTAATGCGGCATAGAGCAGCGGCCAGCTCGTTGGGCTCATAACCCAAAGGTCGGAGGTTCGAATCCTTCTGCCGCAACTAATACAACAAAACTTATTAAATCCTTTGTTTATAACTTTATTTACTTTACATTGCAGCATGATTGCAATTAAGCAATTTGTAAAACAGAATAATTAAATGGAAATTAAAACTACAACAGACTACACTATTTTTAACAGAGTACTAGGAAATAGAGAATTAGACAAAAACAACCTGCAAAGGATTAAAGCATCAATAAACCATATAGGCCTACAGATGCCTATGCTGGTTAATAAAGTAAAAGAGGTAATAGACGGCCAACACAGGCTGCAAGCTGCTAAGGAACTTAAAATACCAGTATCTTATATTATATCTGATGATACAGCAGAGGACAATATAGACCAGTTACAGATTAGTAAAAAATGGACTGCCTTAGACTTTTGTAATAAAAACGCAATAAAGGGAGATAGCGCTTGTAAGCAAGCTTTACGTATATCTAATAAGTGGCATATAGAAACAAACAAAAAGTTTAGTAAAATAAACGCTATTACGTTACTGCATGCTGGTAACACTACAGACACTATTAAATCATTAAGGAGCAATACATACACTATAAATACTAGTAGGGCTAATAGGATATACGAATGCCTTAGAATACTAAACTATAATAACAGCTTAAAGTTTAACCCTTATATAGCTATTACAGTAAGGGCCTTAAAAAGGATAGACACTAAGGTTGATGGCTTAAAGTATGGCGTAATGGAAAAGATTACTAAGAAGCACTACCTAGTATGCTACAGCAATGAAACTGAGCAATATAATTACTTAACTGATTTATATAAAAAATATAACAAATGAAAAAAGTAAGCAAAGCTGCAAGGCTAGGAAAGCAATTTAAAAAGCTAGAAACAATAATGCTTATAGTGATACCCACGTATTTTATAGGCCGAATATTAATGACTGTAATTTGGGATATATGAGTTGGGATGACTATTTAAACCCACATGAGCAGCCGGAATACGCTTGTTCACATTGTGAAAAACCAATGTACGAAAACAAAGACTATTGCAGTAACGGTTGCTGGGAAGCAGACATGATGTAATAGGTGCAGAGACCTAATTTAAAAGGTGGCTAGAAATAGCTGCTTTTTTTTTTCTTAAATTACAGACTATAAAAAATACAAATAAATACGTTATATATATATGAAAGTGAAAATTACAATACCTAGCTCGTTAAACGATATTACACTACAGCAATACAAACGCTATTTAAAAATACAGGAAAAGGTAACGGATGAAAGATTTCTAAACGCTAAAATGATAGAGATATTTTGTAATGTAGATTTAAAAAGTGTAATGCACTTAAGGCTAAACGATAGTGAAGAAATAGTAAAAATTATTACAGAATTATTTAACAGCAAACCTAAGCTAGTAAAACGCTTTAAGCTAAACGGTGTGGAGTATGGTTTCCAGCCGCAGCTAGATGAGATAACACTAGGCGAGTATATAGACTTAGATACGTTTATAGGCGATTGGGAAAACATGGAAAAGGCCATGAGTGTATTATACAGGCCTGTGCTAGTTACATTAAAAGACAAATACAGTATTGAGGATTATAAGGTAGGAACGGAGGGCGCTATTATTAATATGCCAATGGATGCTGTTATGAGCTCAATTTTTTTTTTGTGGAATTTAGGACTGGACTTATCGAAAAATATGACGAACTCTTTGGAGGGGGAGGAGACAGAAATCTTGACTCAGTTTCTCAATTTGCCAAAAAGTGGGGCTGGTATCAATCCATCGCTGCACTCGCTAAATTCGATATTAGAAGATTTGAAGATATCACTAAACTAGGTGTGCATGAATGTTTTATGATGCTATCCTTTATGAAAGACAAAAACGAATTAGAAGCAAAACAAATTAAAAAGAAATTCAAATAATGGCAAATCAAGGAGTAAGGGGTTTTTATCAATTAACAGAAACTATTAAAACAGAGTTGCTGCAAGACGTTAATATTAACACAGTAACTACTGGAGATATAACGGATGTTAATCTCAATAAACAGGATATTTTCCCTTTAGGCCACATTATCATAAACAGCGTTATTGATGAAGAGCAGGTGCTTAGGTTTAATATAAGCATACTGTGCTGCGATATAGTAAACCAATCAAAGGAGTTTACAGTAGATAGATTCACAGGCAACAATGATGTACAGGATATATTAAACACGCAGCTAGCGGTACTTAATAGGCTTATACAGCGCTTACGTAAAGGCACACTATATACTGAAATGTATCAGCTTGATGGTAACCCTAGCTTACAGCCATTTTATGATAGGTTTGAAAACCAATTAGCAGGCTGGACTGCAACAATGGATATAATGATATACAACGATATATACATTTGCTAATGGATACGACTAACCTAAAAAAGATATTAGATGATTACGGAAAGTATGTAGTGCAGCAATCAAAAAGCAACCTTACAAAAGATGTAAACAGGTTTGGTGGCAATAAAGGCGGTGGCCCATTATACAACTCTATAGAATACAAAGTAAGCACAGAGCCTAACTTTTTTCTATTAGACTTTTTGATGGAAGATTATGGCCCTTTTGTAGATAAGGGAGTAAGAGGTAAAACATCAACCTATCCGGAAACACAAAGTGCATTATCACAGTTTAGGTATGGTAGCGGAACAGGGCCAAAAGGAGGCTTAACAGAGGGAGTAAATAAATGGATTAAACAAAAGAAATTCCAATGGCGTGATAAAAAGACAGGCCGTTTTCTATCCTATCAAACTATGACTTATCTAATAGCACGCAGCATATACAATAAGGGTTTAAAGGCAAACATGTTCTTTACAAAACCATTTGAAAAAGGATTAGCAAGATTAGGAGATGACCTATTTAAAGCTTTCGAATTAGATATAGAAAACGCAATTATATTAGGACAAAAACGATAAACTATGGCACTAAATTACGCACTAAGAACACCAATATACGCATCTGCTCATAGCACAGGAGCTAGCACAGCATCTGCGAAATGTGTTGTTACAGTAGGTGGAACAACTGAATATACATTAATAAAAGCAGCAGCACAAAATATAACAGTACAGTTTGAAATAGCAGAATTAGTTAGAGATTTTTTAGAAATAGCTGCTATTGGAAACCCACAATTTGTAGTGTTTGGTTCTAGTATTCAGTTTTTTAACTTACCAAATGCAGAAGGTTCTGCGCAAGGCCCAGCCACTAGCACAGTAGGCGGTAATGGTTTTGAAGCTTATGGCTTATTCTCAGAGGGTATTAATCCAGTTATACCTTTTGAAAATGTCCAAAAACCTGCATGGTTAATTGCAGAAGCTAATCCTTTAGCAGCAGCTAACGATAGATATGTGATATATGTTCCTAATAATGTTGCAGGCAAAATCTCTTTTATAAAAGCGGATGATACAATAGAGGCATCAAATTACGGTGCTACTGATACAGCTATACAGCCAACTGGAGCGCTTAGGTTAAACATAAATAGGATAGACTGCACAAAGTATGGGGATGGTAGGTTAATTACGTTTATTAATAAATTTGGTGTAATACAGGATTTATGGTTTTTCTTAAAAAGAAGCAAGAATATAAATAGAAAAAACGAAAGCTTTCAATCAAATACATTAAGGAATATTAACCCTACTTCTGCACCTAGCTTTTCACAAACTGATGCACCTGTGAAGCTGTTTAATACTCAAGCTAAACAAACGCATATTTTATCTAGTGGTTATTATCCGGAATCAGCAAACCTGTTTTTTGAGCAATTACTATTAAGCGAATACGTATGGTACACTAGGCCGGAGGATACACAGCCAAATCAAGAACAGCAAATACCAGTAATAGTTAAAACATCTAGCATAGCCTATAAAACATCGTTAAACGATAGGCTAATAGAATACACTATAGAATTTGAGGATGCTTTTGATTATATAAACAACATAAGATAAATGCAAGAATTACAGCTATATATAGAGGGCCAAAGGATAGATTTATTTAAGGATGAAACGGTATCCCTTACACAAACTATACAAAACGTAAAAGACCCTGCAAAGATATTTACTTCTTTTACTAAGACATTTTCTGTTCCTGCCAGCAAAACGAATAACAAGATTTTTAAGCATTATTATAATTATGATATTGTAAATGGTTATGATGCTCGTATAAAAAAAGCAGGTAATATAGAGTTAAATCATATTGCATATAAAACTGGGCGTATAAAGCTAGAGGGCGTTTCGCTTAAAAACAACTTAGCGCACACTTACAGGATTACGTTCTTTGGAAATACAGTAGAGTTGCCTGATATTTTAGGCGATGATAAATTAGGTTCTTTGCCTTTTTCTAGTAGTGATTATAACCTAGAATATAGAGAGGGAGTTATAAAAGCTTACTTATCATCAGTAATAAATACAGGTAAGTTAATAGTGCCATTAATAACACATACACAGAGATTAATTTACAATAGTGTAACTACAGGAAATCCAGACAACGTGTATTACAGCGGTGCGCAGCAAGGCGTTAAGTTTGATGAGTTAAAGTTTGCAGTTAGGTTATATGAAATTATATTAGAAATAGAATCTAAATACACTATAGCTAATGGCTATGCTGCTAACATTCTTTTTTCAAGGGATTTCTTTAGTACCTCAAATCCTACGTTTTATAACCTATATATGTGGTTACATCGTAAAAGTGGAGATGTTCAACCTGCACAGCAAATTGCAAGTTTTACAACAATTAGCCCATCATGGACTGGCACTATAACCCCAATAATAAGAAGCGGAAACACTATAATTATAATAAGTGATTTAGTAACTGCTCCATCACAAATTTTCGATAACATTTTAACCGTAACGCCAATCGCAGGAAATCAAACAGATTTTCAAATCGGTGTTAATCTTAACGGTACAAGGATATTAACTACAACTCCATCAAACGGAACTACACAAATAAACAATTTAAACGGTATTCCGTTAGTGGCAAATGGCGTTTATAGCGTGAGTATAATACACCCTATAGCTATGACTATAAGCTCTATAACTTGGAACTTTCAAGGTGTTCAAAGATTTACAGATGGCTCTGCACCATCAGGATATAGCGTAACCGCATCCATATCACAGTTTGCATGTGCAGCTACTTTTGATTTCGTTACTGCTGAGCAGATACCGGATGTAGGAATAATGTCATTCCTTACTGGGCTTTTTAAAATGTTTAACCTAGTGGCTTATGTAGACGATAACGCTACAATAGTTGTCAGGCCCTTAGACGGCTCTCAAGGTGTAAGCAATAGCTTTTATACTGCGGCTGATATTAATGGCAATGATGCGCCTGTAAATTACAATATATCAAAATTTGTAGATGTTACTGCAAGTGAAGTTAATATAGCCTTGCCATATAAAGAGGTGTTGTATAAGTATGAAGGAACAGGAAGCTTTTTTGCTAAACAACATAACCAACTATTTGGCTCTAATTGGGGTGCGCTAGGCTACATAGGTGGAACAGAGACCGATGGTAGTGGTGGTTTAAACTTTAACGCATCTACTGAAATTTACAATCTTACTGTGCCTTTTGAACACATGAAATTTGAAAGGCTATTGAATGGTAATGGCGGAGCAGAAACTGATATACAATGGGGTTGGTCTGTTAATGAAAACCAGCAATCGTATATAGGAAAGCCATTAATTTTTTATGCTATAAGAAAAACAAACGGCACTAATTTAAGTTTTCAAAGAAGTGCTAATCAAGTTACTTTCACAAATGCTTACTGGATACCATCAAACAGCTTAAATCTACAATCTACATCAAGTGCAGGTGTAAACATAAACTTTGGCCAAGAGTTAAACGAGTATGAGCCTTCAGAGGTTTTTGCAAATACGCTGTTTGCAGATTTTCACAGTCAATATATAATAGATGTATTTAACACTAGTAGAAGAATAACTAAGGTTACTGCTTTTTTACCGTTAAAAATATTATACAACTTTAAGCTAAACGACACCTTTACTATTAATTCTAGAAATTATATAGTTAACTCAATAACCACAAACCTACAAAACGGTAAAAGCCAACTGGAGCTACTAAATAAGGTTAGCCTTTTTTACGGAACTATCGCAGTTGTATTTCAAGGCTCAGCAGGGTTTTTGTTTTACAGGTCATCTATTGGCTCTCCGGTTAACTTAGCGTTTGGAGACGTTATGTTTACTAATAAAGAACTAACAAACTTTCCTACAGCCGGTACTTATGTGCAGCAAGGAAGTAATACTCCGGATACACATTGTCAGGGAAGTGGGTTTATAATGGCGATGGTTATTAATTCTACAGGCGTAATAACATCTATAACCTGTGGACAACCTTAAAAAAAAAGCATGATAAAAAATATAGTAGAATTGCTACAAATAGCAAACGGAGAAACTGAGAGTATTAAAATAGCGCAAGGCCTAAACGCTTTGCCCAAAGATTTTAAAGGTGCAAAAAAACTTATAAAAAATAACATAAAATGGGCGAAGTAAGAGAATATAGCTTAAAGCTAACCACAGAGCAAGCGCAAAAGAATATAGATGAGCTTAACAAATCACTACAGGCCCAAGAGGATTTACTGTTTGATATTGATAAAGAGCTGCGAGATTATGAGAAACAATTAAGTAAAACCTCAGCAACAGATTTAGCAAAAAGGCAACACCTAAACGATAAAATTAAGGAAACAAAAGCACGCTTAAAAGAAGAACAAAGCGGCTTAAAAGACTTAAATCAAGAACGTAAACTGGCTAATCGTGAAATGGATGAGTCTACAGAATCAGCAGCAGAATATGAGGGCGTGCTAGGTATGATAGATTCTAAAACAGGTGGGCTTATATCAGGATTTAAAGGAATGACAACCTCAGTAGGTGGTGCTACAAAAGGTTTTAACTTAATGAAAGTTGCTATTATAGGAACTGGAATTGGTGCTTTACTTATTGGGATTTTAGCTGTGTCAAAAGCCTTTACAAGCTCAGAAGAAGGCCAAAACAAGTTTGCTAAAATAATGGCGGTTATAGGTTCTGTTACTGGAAACTTAGTTACCATGCTTTCTGATTTAGGGGAGTTAATTATAGGGGTTTTTGAAAACCCTAAGCAGGCTATAATAGATTTAAAAGATTTAATAGTAACAAATATTACAAACAGAATTACAAGCTTAATAGATACGTTTGGTTTTTTAGGAAGTGCTATTAAAAAGGTGTTTAGTGGCGATTTTACAGGCGCTTTAGATGATGCAAAGGCAGCAGGTAGTTCTTACGTAGATAGTTTAACAGGTGTAAAAGACACTATTAACAAGGTAAGCGATTCGGTAAGTAATTTAACAAACGAGTTAGTAAAAGAAGCAGGTATAGCCGCAGGTATTGCAGATGATAGAGCAAAGGCAGACAAGTTAGATAGGCAAATTTTAGTAGATAGGGCCAATGCTAATAAAGAGCGTGCAGATTTACTTAATAAAGCAGTAGACAAAGAAAAGTTTAGCTTACAGGAGCGTATAGGGTTTTTAGAAGAAGCTGGTAAGTTAGAGGATGAGATAACTGCTAAGGAAATAGAAGCAGCGCAGCTAAGGTTAGATGCTAAAATATCAGAAAACTCTTTAGCAAATTCAACAAAAGAAGATTTAGAAGAAGAAGCTGCTTTAAGAGCCAATTTAATCAACTTAGAAACTGCAAAGCTTACAAAAGCTAAGGAAGTTACTGGGCAAATAATAGCGTTAAACACAGAAGCCGCAACTGCTGCAAAAACACTAGCAGATGAAGAAAAGGCAAACGCTAAGGCTGTACAAGACTTTAAGGATTCTTTAAAAATTAAAGATAAAGAAAACAAGTTTGCAGAAATAGAAGCAGAAAAGGAAGCTAGGATTTTAGCGTTAGAAGAACTTAAACTATCCAAGGAAGCTGAGCAGCAAATGCTGTTAGATATAGAGCAAGCTTTTAAAGAAAAGAAGAAAATAATAGAAGATGAAGAAGCTGTATTATTAGCAGAAGAAAAGGAGGCGTTTTTAGCATCTAAACTAGGGGAAGAAGAATTGTCTTTGGCGGACCAAAAAACAAAAGACTTAGCAGAATTACAAAGGCTAGGCGGTACTGAAGAAGAAAAACTAGCTATTATAAAGCATTATAACGACGAAGAAGAAGCAGCAGAAAAGATTAAAAGAGATGCAGAAATAGGTATGGCAAAACAAACCTTTGGAGCTATAGCAGGCCTATTAGGCGAAAACTCTAAAGCAGGTAAAGCAGCAGCAGCCGCTGCGGCCCTTATAAATACTTATCAAGGTATAACAGCCGAGTTAGCGACAAAGACCGCTACACCGTTTGGAATAGCCCTTAAAATAGCAAACATAGCTACTATAGCTAGCATAGGTTTCAAGTCTGTAAAGGATATTATGAAAACAAACCCCAAAGCTACAGGCGGAGGAGGTGGAGGTAATCCAGCAGCAGGAGCAGGCGGTGGCGCACCATCAGCACCGGCATCAGTTTCTATTCCGCCATCTTTCAATACGGTTGGAGCAGGTAGTACAAACCAGCTTGCAGATGCAATAGGTGGGCAATCACAGCAGCCTATACAAACTTTCGTAGTGGCTAACGATGTTAGTACTGCTCAAAGCTTAGACCGTAATATTGTTACAGGTGCGACAATAGATTAACAAAATTAAACTTTAAATACGTTATATAGATATGAGAATAGTAGAGTTAATATTAGATGAGGAACAAGAAGATGCAGGAATAGAAGCTATATCAATAGTAGAGAGCCCTGCAATAGAATCTGACTTTGTGGCTTTGCAAGCTCAAGAAATAAGGCTAGCAGAAGTAGATAAAGAGAAAAAAATCTTATTAGGTGCTTTATTGATACCTAATAAACCAATATACAGAAAAGGCGATGAAGGCGAAGAATACTACATTTTCTTTTCTAAAAATACAATAGTAAAAGCATCACAAATGTTTTTAAAAAACGGCTACCAAAACAATTCAACTCTCGAACATGCTCAGGCCTTGAATGGTTTGACTTTAGTTGAGAGTTGGATAGTTGAAAGTGAAACCCAAGATAAGTCTAGAAAATATGGGCTTAATGTTCCTGTAGGAAGTTGGATGGGTTCTGTGAAAGTCGATAATGATGAAATCTGGAGCGAGTATGTTAAAACAAACAAGGTTAAGGGATTCTCGATTGAGGGCTATTTTGCAGATAAAATGGAAAGGCCTAAAGGAAAAATTAAAGAAGATTTATCAGAAAATGATATAATCCTAAATCAAATTAAACAGCTTTTAACAAACGAAAATAATGCGACAAAACAACAAAAGTAAAGGCGTATTTATACCTAGCAGGACTTCGCCTACTGGCAGCGGTAGGGCTTGTTTGTGCTGGGATACAAACACCTATTCTATTAAGTGCTGCGATGGTTCTATGCGAGCGCAAGGGATAGGAGTTATAACAAGAACTTAGAACTGAAAATACAAAATAGTAATCAATAACCGTTATATATATAATATGAAATCAACCGAAATGTTAAATCAAATTAAAACACTTCTAAACATAGAAGTAAAACTTGAAGAAACAAAACTAGAAAACGGCACTATAGTAAGTGCTGAATCCTTTGAAAAAGGGAAAGAAATCTTCATAGTAACAGATGATGAAAAAGTAGCCATGCCAGTAGGAGAATACCTACTAGAAGATGGTCGCTTAGTTGTTGTTGCAGAGGAAGGAATGATAGATGATGTTAGAGAAGTATCAGATGAAGTACCAGCTAAAGAGGATAAAGAAGGAGAAGAAATTACTTCCGATTTAAAAGACGAAGAAGATGGTTACACAGATGAGAAAGAAAAAGAAATGGCAGATGAGGGTAATTATGTAACTAAAGATTCTTTTAGAGAAATGGAAGTTAAAATACAAAACCTAGAAGATGCTATCTCTGATTTAAAAGGCGATAAAGAATCTAAAATGGAAGATGTTGAAGAGCAAGAAATGGCAGATGATTCGCAAGGAACATTAAAGTCTAGAACTGTAAAAGAAGAATTTTCAGAAGAACCAGCAGCAAAACCAATTAAACATAATCCGGAAGCTGTTAGCCAAACTAAAAAAGTTGAATTTGCAAAAGGTAAGTACAACGGCACAGCATTCGATAGAGTATTAAATAAATTAAATAAATAAAATAAATATGGCAACTTTTAATTACACATCAAACGATGTAGAGTACAATCAAGTAGGTCAATCTTACTATACAGTAACTGGAGATATTTCAGAAGGCGATATAGGAAATGACCACAATGTAGCAACTGATGGTTTAACTATTGGTATTCCAAAAATTACATCTGGAAACTTAGGATGCACGATATTCTTTAGAAATACAGGTGCAGCAGCAAACAACAAATTAACTATTTCGCCTGATGATTCAAACAAAATTATAGGTTCTGTTACCTTAGCAGGTTCAGTAGTTGTATCTGGTGGTGTTCTTGGAAAAGACTGGGAAAACACTAAAGCAACATCTATACAAGGAGACTGGTGTGCTATAAGAGCAGTAAGTTTAACAGAATGGTACATAGTAGGTTGTCAAGGAATCTGGGCATCAGAATCATAATCATTAATATATAAAAAATAAAAATATGAGTAATTTAAAAAACGTACAACTAGCTACAACAACGAATATCACGACTACGTATGCTGGTCAATTTGCTGGAGAGTACATCGCAGCAGCTTTACTATCTGCATCTACTATTGATGATGGTGGTTTAACTGTAAAAGCAAATATCGCATTTAAGGAAGTAATCAAAAAACTAGCTACAGGTTCTTTAGTAAGCCCTGCTAGCTGTGATTTTAACCCTAACAGTTCTGTAACACTTACAGAGCGTATAATTCAGCCCTTAGAACTACAGGTTAATTTACAATTATGTAAATACGACTTCGTGAATGATTGGGAAAGCCAACAAATGGGATTCGGATTAGGACAATCACTTCCTCCTAAATTTAGCGACTTTTTAATTGCTCACGTAGCAGCAGAAGTAGCGCAAAATACAGAGTTCTGTATATGGCAAGGGGATACAACAGCAGCTACAAACAACTCTTTTGATGGGTTTGAAAAACTAATCGCAGCATCAGCAGCAGCAGGAGATATTCCAGCAGCTCAGCAGGTAGCAGCAGTAGGTGGAGGCTTAAATGCAGCTAATATTATCACAGAATTATCTAAGGTAGTAGATGCAATTCCAGCAGCACTTTATGGTAAGGAAGATTTATTCCTATATATCGGTAGTGCAGCAGCTAAATTTTATGTACAAGCTCTTGGAGGTTTTGCAGCAAATGGACTAGGAGCTAACGGTGTTTCTAACATGGGAACTCAGTGGTGGAACAATGGTTCATTAACTGTAAACGGTGTTAAAATCTTTGTTTCTCCGGGATTATCAGCTAACAAAATGTTTGTCGCTCAACGTAGCAATCTGTATTTCGGAACTGGCTTATTGAATGATACAAATGCTATCAAGGTTCTTGACATGCAAGATTTGGATGCTTCGAATAATGTGAGAATGGTAATGAGATTTACTAGTGCTGTTCAATTTGGAATAGCTTCTGATATTGTTGAGTACGCTTAAAATTAATTAACTAATAAAATAGGGTAGGTGGTTTATCTACTTACCCTTTTTTTAAATAAAATATAAACAATATGGCATGTCTTTTAACAACCGGTAGAAAAATACCATGTAAATCAGCATTCGGAGGAATCAAATCTGTACTATTTGCAGACTTTGGAACTATTGCTAGTGTAGCAGTAGATTCATCAACAAAAATTGCAACTATTACAAATGGTTCTCCTGCTCCAGTATGGTTTGAATATGATGTAAAAGGAAATTCTAGCTTAGAAACTAGCGTTACTTCATCAAGAGAAAACGGAACTACATTTTACACACAAACTTTAAACCTTACACTAACATTCTTAGATGCAAAAACACAGGCGGAACTGGAACTTTTAGCAGTAGCTAGACCATACGCAGTAGTAGTTGATTACTACGGAAACAGCTTTCTGTGTGGATTTGAAAACGGAATGGAAGTTACAGGCGGAACTGTAGTAACAGGAGCAGCGGCTGGAGATTTAAGTGGATTCACTTTAACATTCGAAGGAATGGAAGAAGCGGCGCCCTTTTTCTTAAACGCTACACCTACACCATCTGCTTTACAAATCCCACCAACTGGGTAATAATTAGTAATTTTTAGTTAGAAAATTAAGCACTCTTTTATAGGGTGCTTTTTTTTTGAGTGGACACTTCTACAAATAAGCCTATTATTTACGTTATATAAGTGCATGATAGTTTTAACCACTTTGGCTACGGCCCAAACCTTTTCAGTAATACCTAGACAGTATGATGATAGCGCTTTTACAATAAGGGTAAGAGATGATAGTACTAATATAACAGTAGATTACGTTAATCAATCAGGTACAACTTCCGGTAACTATTTACAGATTAATTTAGTTTTTAGCCCTGTTTTAGTTGAAGCGCATTTTTACGATTTATCTTTATTTGTAGACTATAATTTTTGGAATACTAATAATAGCTTTTGGAATTTATACGATGTTTTATGGCAAGTAGATTCAAATTTTACGGAAGATATATTCAATGATAAGATATTTTGCACAGACCAAGATATAGACCAGTTAAACGATAACGACCACTACGAGCTAAATAAGGGCCAATACACAGAGTATAACGGTTTTGATAACACATACACAGTAAGATGATAAAAAAACGACTAAGAAACGATAAGGGCCAATATAAAAAAGCTTCTAAAATATCACAGTTTGGATTTGTTAATTTAAGCACATATACAAGCCCTGAGATTAAAGAGGTAAGCGGCAAAGAGTGGATAGAGTATGGCGCAGATAATAACTATTTTCAGTATTTGATAGATAGATATAATGGTAGCCCTACCAATAACGCTGCTATAAACGGTATTAGTCAGGCTATTTACGGAAAAGGGTTAAACGCTACAGATGCAAATAGAAAGCCCAATGAGTATGCGCAAATGATTACTTTATTTAAAAAAGATGTAGTAAGAAAACTGTGTTATGATTTAAAGCTAATGGGCCAATGCGCTATACAGGTAATTTATACAAAGGATAGGAAACGAATAGCACAGTTAGAACACATGCCAATAGAAACCTTAAGGGCTGAAAAGGCTAATGAGGAAGGCGATGTGCCAGCTTACTATTACTTTAAGGATTGGCCTAATATAAAGCGTAGCGATGTGCCTTTAAGGATACCAGCTTATGGTATGTCAAAAGAAAACATAGAGATATTTTATATAAAACCTTATAAATCAGGCTTTTACTACTATAGCCCTGTGGATTATCAAGGTGGATTACAGTACGCAGAGCTAGAAGAGGAAGTATCAAACTACCATCTTAACAATATCCTTAATGGCCTGAGTCCCAGCATGTTGATTAACTTCAATAATGGTACTCCAAACCAAGAAGAAAGGCAATTAATAGAGAGTAAAATAGCTGCTAAATTCTCAGGCTCTAGTAATGCAGGTAAATTCATACTAGCATTTAACGATAACAAAGAAAGTCAGGCTGAAATAACGCCAGTACAGTTAAGTGATGCACATAACCAGTACCAATTTCTTAGCGAGGAAAGCACTAAAAAAATAATGGTTGCTCATCGTATTGTATCGCCTATGCTTTTGGGTATAAAAGACCAAAGCGGATTAGGTAATAATGCCGAAGAAATTAAGACTGCATCCTTATTAATGGATAATACTGTTATAAGGCCCTTTCAAGAGCTTTTAATTGATTGCTTTGATAAACTATTATCCTATAATGATATAAGCTTACGCCTATATTTTACTACGTTACAGCCGTTAGAGTTTACTGAGGTAGATGCGAAGATACAAGACAAGGAAACAATAGAAGAAGAAACAGGAATTGAAATGGAAAGTAAGCTAGCTAAGGTGGAGCTTAAAACTATTGATGGAAAAACGGCCTACAATACTAAAGAAGAAGCCGAAGCAAAAGCCAAAGAAATAGGCTGTAGTGGTTCACACGAAATGGAGATAGAGGGCGATGCATATTACATGCCATGCGAAAACCATGAAGAATTAAAAGCGCCATGCTGGGATAATTACGAACAGTACGGCACTAAGATTAAGGATGGTAAGGAAGTACCTAACTGTATAGAACAGGCTAAGGTGGAAAGGCTATGCTGCTCAGCAGATGAACAGGAAGATGATGAGGAAATGGCTAATAGCTTAATAGCTTTAGGCGAGGATATAGACGAAAACGAGTGGGAAGCTATATACGACCAAGCTGTGGACTATACTAAGGATGATAAAATAGATGCGGTAATACATGAATTAAACGCACAGAGCAGCGAAAAACTATCCTTGCTAGGTAAGATGTGGAAATTTGTAGTAAGTACCGGTAGCGCTTACCCAAACACACGCTCAGCGCAAGATAAAAAGATAGGCGAAAACTATTTTAGAGTTAGATACTATTATGCACCTAGAAAAGTAGGAGCAAATGCTCGTAAGTTTTGCAGGGCTATGAAAGGTGCTAACAAATTATACCGTAAAAAAGATATAATAGCAATGGGTACGCAAAAAGTAAATCCGGGATGGGGTCCTGAGGGAGCTGACACGTATTCTATATGGCTTTGGAAAGGCGGAGGTAACTGTCATCATTCATGGCGAAGAATTACATATAAAAGCAAGCTAGCAAAAATTAACACAAAAGATGCACAGGATATAATAGGAACAAGACAGGCCGCTATATTAGGCTATAAGGTTACAAACCCTTATC